CTTGCGAGTGTTTCACGCTCTTCAGCTTGACCCGTCCCCACTTCGGGCGCACCTGCGCCGACAGGATGCCCTCGTACCGGTCGCGGGTCTTGGGCGCCAGGTTCGTCTTGCCCTTCAACCACTCGTCGCACCAGTCGGCGACGGTGACCTCCTGGCGGCGCGGGTCGACGTAGCGACCGCGGTCTATCTCGGTCTCGACGCTGGCCCGGTAGCTCTTCGCCTCGCGCTCGGTGGCGAACGACTTCATGCGCTCCCGGTGGTCGCCAGGGGGGCGGTATCGAACGTCCCAGCGGACCGCGCCCGACGGCAGCTCACGCCTCTTGATGCTCGCCATCGTCGCCCCCGATCATTCCCCTGTCGCGCGCCCGCCGGACCCACTTCGTCACCGTCGTTCGAGGCATGCCCAGGTTTGTCTCAACGAACTTGGCGGGGTTGAGGCCGACAAGTCGGCCGAGTTCGTACAGGTCAGCCATCATTCGCAGCGACTCGTCAGTCGGTCCCTGCTGGCGGATGCGTTCGCGTTCCGCCTCTTCGATCGAGATGCCGCCGCCGTAAGCGAAGCTCGAGTTGCCGTCTGACCATTGAAGCTTGCCGATGTTGACATAGATAAGCTCGTTGGCCATCCCGCGAAGGGGGAGCTGGCGCAGCATCGTTCCGGTTACGGGTCGCCCATCGCGAGCAACCACGCGGAGCACTGTCGGCTGCAGAATGCCGTCCACCAGGTCGATGGTCATCGCGACGACGGCGAAGATGTCGCCAAGGGCGTCCTTCTCACTGAGCTCGATGGTGCCGTTGAACGGCACATGTAACCCCCACCCTGATGATCCGATGCGCTCCAGCCGAGAGGCCTTGCCGAGGTCGTAGTCAGTCTTGAACCTTGCCATGGCCCGATCCTCGCACGGGAGGTTCATGCTTGACAAGCCTGAACCAAAATGATTCACTCGTGACAACGCTGAATCACAACCGTGTGATTCACACCTGATTGGGGGTCACCTGATGAACCTGCATGACGAGATCCTGACTACGGCCGAAGCGTCGGCGCTGGTTGGCGTCGCTGAGGCGACTCTGCGCTACTGGCGGTTCGTGGGAACTGGTCCGAGGTCTTTCAAGCTCGGGGCGCGGAAGGTCGCCTACAAGAAGTCTGACGTGCTGGACTGGCTGGAAGCGCAGTACAACGCCGAAGGAGAACCGGCCGCGTGATCCACCAGATGAAAACGGCCCTCACCGAGGTGCAACTCGTTGAGGGCCAGGGGAACGACTCGGAAGCGGTTCGTGAACACCAACCTAGCAGCTTCGACGCGTTGGCGGCCCTCCTGGGGCCGTTCGGTCGGCGTTGTGTTGAGGAAGCTATCACGCAGGCGATGCCGGCCCATTGGGAACATCGGGCTGAGCAGCTTGAGGCCGCTCGTCCGCGGCTTGGTGACTTCCTGGGCAAGTCGACGTTGGAGGAACGCGCGCGGCGTGATCGTGACCTTGCCGAGGCCGCGGCCGCGTGCCGCGAGCATGCGCAGCTGCTGCGGATGTACCCCGACGACGAGGGCGTCGCTGAGCTAGTGGAAACCGTCTGGGATGAGCTTGAAAGGACTGCCGCATGAGCAACAAGTCGGAGGTGCTCGACGGCGTCCGGGCGTGGCTCGCGCGCTACGTCCGGACCGTCACCGACGCCGACCTCGACCTTCTCGCGCTCTGGGCCGCACACACGCACGTCGCCCTTGAGGTCTACTCCTCGCCCCGCCTGCTGATCGACTCGCCGATGCCCGGGAGCGGGAAGACGACATGCTTGGAGCATCTGCACCGGCTATGCCTGAGCCCGGTGCAGATGGCAGCCGTGAGTTCTTCGGCGCTGTTGGTCCGTCTGCTCCAGGACGACCAGGGAGAACCCAGAATCCGAACGCTGTTGATCGACGAGGCCGACCGCACCTTGCGGCCGGAGAAGGAGACAACACCAGATCTGATCGCGATCCTGAACTCGGGGTACAAGCGCGGGGCAACGCGTCCGGTTCTCGCGCCCGTCAAGGGAGGGAACTGGACGCCCCGGGAGATGTCGACGTTCTCCCCGGTGGCCATGGCGGGCAACAACCCGAACCTTCCTGACGACACCCGGAGCCGCACGATCCGCGTGCTGCTGCTGCCCGACCTCGACGGCACGGTCGAGGAGTCCGACTGGGAACTGATCGACGACGCCGCCCAGGCGCTCGGTCAGTCTCTGGTCTGGTGGGCGGACAAGAACCGCGAGCTGATCGCGGGCTCACGCCCGACGATGCCCGAGCGGGTAACCGGCCGCTTCAGGGAGAAGTGGCAGCCGCTCGCTCGGGTGGCCGCGGCTGCTGGTGGACGCTGGCCGGCCGTCGTCGACGCGCTCGCGCTTGGCGATGTCGAGCAGGTCAGGGCTGATCGGGAGGACGGCGCCATGATCGAGGCCCCGCACATCGTGCTGCTGCGCCACCTGCATGCTGTTTGGCCAGAGGGTCGGGACTTCGTCCCAACCGACGACCTCGTGGGCATCCTCAAGGAGCACTTCTCCGACAGCTGGGGCGCCTCGGAGCGCTTCCCCAAGGGGCTGACGATTCAGCGGTTCGGCCGCATGATGTCGCGCAGTTTCAAGGTGAACTCCGTTCGAGCTGCGAGCGGTCAGAGGGAACGCGGGTACCTGCTCGCGGAAGTGGAACCCGTCATGGGCCGGTTGGGCATCGGGTCTACCAGGAAACCGGACGAACCGACCAAACCGGACGAACCGGACCTACTCCCGTCCGGTTCGTCCGGTTCGGCCAGTTCGTCCGGTTACGGGGAGACTCCCCAAGGGCAACCGGTCAGGCTGCGGAACACCACCTGCCGTGCCTGTCGCGAGCCGCTCGACGACGTGGACGGCACCGGGCTTCACCCCGGCTGCTACCTGAAGGCGGTGAGCTGATGCTGAAGCCTTGCCTTGATTGCGGCGACCTCTCCGAGCGGTCGCGCTGCCCCGAACATGACCGCGCCACGCCGAAGGCCTCGTCGACTGTCCGCGGCTACGACACGCCATGGCGTCGGTTGTCCGAGCGCGCCCGGCGGCTGCAACCCTTCTGCGACGACTGCGGCACCAGCGCCGACCTGACTGTCGACCACACGCCCGAAGCGTGGCGCCGCCGCGCCGCCGGTCTGGAGATCCGGCTCCAGGACGTCGCTGTCGTGTGCCGGTCCTGCAATGCCAAGCGGGGCCGGGCTCGTCCCGAGACCTGGGGGGATGGGGTCGCGGAGGGTCGACGCCGACCCACGGGCAAGGCAGAGTTTCGGTCTCACACCCCAGGGGGTATCCGGTGAGTGGGGCGACGAAGGCCGGACCGAAGGCGAGGATCGAGGTTCCGCCGCTGGGGTTCAAGGGCTGGCCCCGTGCTCGGGGCGCGCGGCGTCGTCGGTTCATCGAGACGTTCGTGATGGTTCCGAAGGGGGTCGGCGCGGGCCGGAAGTTCCGGCTGCGGGCCTGGCAGAAGGACATCCTGACGGGTGCGTTCGCGCAGGGTGTCCGCACGGCTGTCGTGTCGCTTCCGCGGGCGAACGGGAAGTCGGCGCTGGCGGCGGCGTTGGCGGTCGCGGAGTTGTTCGCGGGGCCGGCGTCGGCCGAGGTGCTGGTCGTCGCGTCGGACCAGCGACAGGCCAACATCGTGCTGCGGATGGCGCGGCGCATGATCGAGCTGAACCCGGAACTCGCCGAGCGGGCGCACGTCTACGCGGACAAGATCGTGGTGCCCGAGAACGACTCGGTCATGATCGCGCTCCCGGCTGACCCGGCGGCTCTGCATGGCTGGGACCCGTCGCTGTTGATTGTCGACGAGTTGCACGTCGTCACGGAAGCAGTGTGGGAGGCCGTCACGTCGATGTCGGGCAAGCGCCCGGAGTCGTTGACGTTGGCGATCTCGACGCCCTCGACGAGCCCGGACTGCATCATGTGGCGCCTCGTTGAGCACGGCCGGGAGGGGACCGACCCGTCGTTCTTCCTGCGCGAGTTCGCCGCCCCTGAAGGCTGCGGGACCGACGACCGCGAGGCATGGGCGGAGGCGAACCCCGCGCTCGGGGACTTCCTCAGCCCTGACGGGCTGGAGGCGGCGCGCCGCACCCTCCGCGAGCCAGTGTTTCGTCAGCTGCGGCTCGGGCAGTGGGTCACGGGCTCCGAGGCCTGGCTGCCGTTCGGCGCGTGGGATGCCTGCCAGCTCGACGGCGCCGTCGGACCGGGGGCTCGGGTGGTGCTGGCATTCGATGGATCGGCGTCGGGTGACTCGACGGCGCTCGTCGGCTGCACGGTGACGCCGACCCCGCACCTGTTCCTTGTCGCGCTGTTCGAGAACCCCGGCGACCCGCAATGGCGGGTTCCGCGCTCGGACGTCGACCTCGCGGTGGCGAACGCGTTCGACCGCTACGACGTGGTGGAGCTGGCTGCTGACCCGTGGGGCTGGCGTTCCGAGCTGGAGGCGTGGGCGAAGCGGCACGGCGAGCGTCGGGTGATCGAGTGGAACACCGCGCTGGCGCAGCGGATGGCCCCGGCCACAGACAGGTTCTATGCCGCCGTGGTCGACAAGACCTTGACCCACGACGGCGACCGGCGCCTCGCGGCACACCTGGCCCACGCGGTCGCGAAGCGGACCCCGATGGGCGACCTGATCGCCAAGGACAAGAAGCACTCCCCGCGGAAGATCGACGCGGCGGTGGCCGCCGTCGTCGCCCTTGACCGGGCAGCGCATCACACCAACAACAAGACGCGACGCCGAGCGGCGTCGTTCTAGCGAAAGGACATCTCTCATGAACTTGTTGACGAAGCTCCTCACCGACCTCGACCAGGGCACGGCCCGCCGGTCGATGCTGGAGTCCTACTATGCGGGCACGCAGCCGTTGGCGTTCCTCAGCCCAGAGGCCAGGACAGCCATCGGGCCGAGGTTCGGGAGGATGGCCGCGAACATCCCGCGGCTATCGGTCACGGCGTTGGCCGAACGGCTCCGCATCACCGGCTTCAACGTCGCCGGGCGCCCCGACCCGGTGTTGTGGGCAGACTGGATGAGCAACGACCTCGACCAACTCGCTGCTGTTGCTCACCGGGAAGCCCTCACGCTGGGGGAGTCGTTCCTGATCGTGTGGGCCGACCGCCGAGGCAACCCTCAGGTCAGCGTCGAGTCCGCCGCCCAGGTCGCCGTGCTACGTGATCCGGCAACCCGTCAGGTGGTGGCCGCGGTGAAGAAGTGGGAGACCCCGACGACGACCGAGGCCACCATGTTCGAGCCTGACCAGATCACCCGCTGGTCGTCGAACGCCGTCGGAGCTATCACCGGGTTCAAGCCCGTGGATGCGCTGCCGAACCCGTACGGCATCGTGCCAGTGGTGCCGCTCCGCAACAGCGACCGGCTCCTCGGGACGGCATCCTCCGAGCTGGACGACCTCGTCCCGCTGGTCGACGCGCTGAACAAGACGCTGGCCGACATGCTCGTCTCGTCGGAGTACGTGGGCCGCCCACGCCGCTGGGCAACCGGTATCGAGCTCGTCGAGGAGGCCGTCACCGACGACCAGGGCCAACCGACCGGCGAGACCGTGGTCGTGAACCCGTTCCCCGAAGGGAACAGGATGATGATCGGGGAGACCCCGGACGCGAAGTTCGGGCAGCTCGAAGCCGCTGACCTCAACGGCTACGAGGCCGCGGTCCGGGTGATCGTGTCGCAGATCATGGCCGTGTCCGCGCTGCCGTCGCACTACGTCGGCGTGCTCGCGAACCAGCCAGCCAGCGCCGATGCGCTCCGGGCCGCGGAAGCCTCTCTGACAGCACGCGCGGAAGCCCGCCAGGGAGTGTTCGGCCCGGCATGGGAACAGGTCGCCAAGCTGATCGTCGCGACCCGCACCGGCGCTGACCCGACGGGCCTCGACGTCCGAGTGGAGTGGGCCGACGCCTCGACCCGCTCGATAGCCCAAGAGGCCGACGCCGTGACGAAGCTGTTCGTCGCTGGGCTGCTGCCCGCCAGCTACGCCCTGAAGCGGCTCGGGTACTCCGAGGACGAGGTCGAGGCCATCCGCGTCGCCCGCCGCGCCGAGGCCCTCGACACCGCGGGGACCGATCTCGGGAAGCTGCTGGCATGAGTTACGAGCACGTGATGAACGACCTCACCGGGAAGACGGCCGACGTCATCACCCGACTATGGGAGGCCGCCGAGCAGGGACTGTTCACCGGCGACGAGTTCACGACCATCGCGGCCGAGCTGATCGCACTGGCCCGGGTGCAAGGCGCGATCGCTGCCCAGGCCACGCTCCGCGCCTACATCGAGGCCGCGGCAGGCCACCCGGTCGCCAGCCCGGGCCTCACCATCCACGCCGACATGGCCCGGATGACCAAGGCCGTCGGCACGATCCTCGACGGCGACGGCAACACCCTGATGCAGCTGATCCGGCTAGCCATGAACGAGCCCCTCGACGCCGCGGCACAGGCCTACCACGACGCCATGACAGAAACAGCGGTTGTGTCTGGCTGGCGCAGGGGCCTCAACAGCGCAGCTTGCCAGCTCTGCCAATGGTGGTGGCGCGAAGGACGCGTCTGGCAGAAGACCCACAAGATGCCGCGGCATCCCGGCTGCACCTGCCACCAGCTGCCCGTCATCGACGAACGAACAGCCAACTACCAGACCAGCCAGCAAGCCGCTGGCGCCGCTCGAAGCAACGAAAGAAGGAACAGATGAGCGAACCCATCACCCCCGACCAGACCGACCCCGACAAGACGCCCGACGCGCCCGACGAGCAGGCCGAGACTTTTCCCCGCGAGTACGTGGAGAAGCTACGCCAGGAAGCCGCCGATGCCCGCGTGAGGGCCAAGCGCGCCGACGACTACGCCCAGGCCCTGTTCCACGCGCGTGTCGCGGCCACCGGCCGCCTCGCGGACCCGGCCGACCTCCCGTTCAACGCCGACCAGCTCGACGACCCCGACACGCTCGACGCCGCCATCGACACCCTGCTCGACACCAAGCCGCACCTCGCCACCCGCACCCCGCGCGGCGACATCGGCCAGGGCATCACCACCACCACCAACGACGTCGACCTCGCCGCGATCCTGCGACGAGGCGCCTAAGAAGGAGTACGCAACCGCCTGGGATAGCCTCTGTGACACCATCGGCGCCGCCAAGGGCCACTCTGGCGGCTACATCAACGATGTCGACCACCTGACCATCGACCAGCGACTCAAGGTCGCTGAGGTCGCAGCCCTGCTGTCGATCGCGCAAGAGCTTTCCGCGCTCAACCCGAGGAACCACGGCGCCGGACCGTCCCGTGAGCGGACGACCACGAACCTCGTCGACTGGTAACCCCTTGGGGGTATAGTGAGGGGCGTTGGGTCAGGAACCCGACGCCCCTCGTTGTGGTCCAGGCGGCCAGCGTGAACAACCCGCTGAGCACTTCCGAATGGAGACCACATCATGGCTCTTGCAGCCCAAACCACCACCGCCGCGGCCGGTAGCGTCGCGACCACCGAACTGACCGCCGAGCAGGTCCAGCGCGTCCTCGTGCAGCCCCTCGAAACGAAGTCCGTGTTCCTCGCCGCCGGCCCCCGCATCTTCGACACCACCGGCCCCCTCCGACTCCCGAAGGCCCCCACCGGTAACGACGTCAGCTTCGTCGGAGAGAACGAGCTGATCCCCGACATCGACCCCACCTTCGACGAGGTGCAGCTGCTGCCCTCGACGATGAAGTCCCTCAAGACCCTCACGAAGTACAGCAACGAGCTTGCCCGCCAGTCCGTTGTCAGCCTCGACCAGGCCCTCAAGGACCGCCTCGTCGCCGATGTCGCCGCGAAGATCGACGCCCAGTTCCTCAGCGCCTCCGGAGACGGCACCACAACCCCCAAGGGCCTGTTCGCCTGGGCAGGCACGCAGAACGTCGCCGTCGGCGGCGCCCTGACCCTCGACCACCTCCTCGACGCCTGGGGCAAGGCCCTGGCCGCCAACGTCACCATGAGCACGCTGAAGTGGCTCCTCACCCCTGGCGACTTCGTGAAGCTCCGCAAGATCAAGGACACCACGGGCCAGTACCTGCTCCAGCCCGACCCGACCGCCGACGGCGTGTTCCGTCTCTGGGGCGCCCCCGTCGTCATCTCCGCCCGCGTCCCGGACACCACCGGCGCCACGCCGACCGGCCGAGCTGCGCTCGTCGACTTCGGCCAGATCGCCGTTGCCCGCGACTCCGCGCCCTCGATCAAGGTCCTCGACCAGACCTTCGGCGACCACGACCAGCAAGCGCTCCGCGTCACGGCCCGCTACGACGTCGCCCCGCTGAACCCCGAGGCCGTCGTCACCCTGACCGGTATCACCCGGAGCTGACCGGTGTACCCGCTGACCCCTGCCCTGGCGGCCCGCGCCGTCGCGTTCCTCGGACGCGGCGACCCGGGCCAGGCCGAGACCCACGTCGAGGCAGCCACCAGCTTCGTAAAGGCCTACACGCGAGGCATCGGCTTCATGTTCGAGGAACCGAACGACGAACTCCAAGCCGTCATCGTCACCACCGCCGCCCGGACCCTGTCGAACCCGGGAAGCAAGCAGTCAGAGACCGCCGGCCCGTACACAACGAGCCTGTTCAAGGTCGACACCAACTTCACCCTGACCGAACGAGCCGTCCTCGACCGGTACCGCGTCCGAGCACGGTGAATTATCCCGCCAGAATCCCGCAACAGCCCTAAGAGCCGCCAATGAGCACAACGGGGCAAACGCTCCAATATGGGCCTGACAAGCTAGTCAGCGGCCCCCAACCTGCCCAACGGAGCGAGGGGCACACTCTCAAGGCGGTAGCGCGGGTTCGAATCCCGTCGGGGCTACAAGAGCGAACGGCCTAGTCAGACGCAAGTCGGCTAGGCCGTTTTGCATGTGCAGGCGAGTGGGGTTGTTCTCGTTCGAGCATCACACGCCCCCTTCCGGCGCAACCTTGGTTGACACCCCCGGCGGAGGCAACTAAAGTTGCATGCGTGATCAAGGACAGTGCGTTGAAGCGGGAGCACACCGCCGACGACATCAACCACGCACTCGACCACGCACTGTTCTGGTTCGACATGGACGACTTCGACATGTACGTCGGTCCCGCGCAGAACGGCGCCCTCCTGGAGATCGGCGTGAACCGCGACGGGGACGTGTTCCATGCGATGCCCGCTCGACCCAAGTTCCTACGACAGAGGTGATGATGATGGTGACTGATGATGAGCTGCTGGCCCGGATCGAGGCCGACGATGACGAGATCAAGGGTGGCCCGTACTCCGCCGCCCCGATGCGCGCTCTGCGTGCCGCAGCCGCGAACCGTCGCGCCGCGGACGAGGCCGTGACCGCCGCTGTGGCGCTGGCGAAGGAGTCTGGTGCGTCGTGGTCCGCGATCGGCTCTGCGATGGGTGTGTCGCGTCAGGCCGCGGCGAAGAAGTATGCCGAACTCGGAACCTGACCCGAGCCGTCTAGGTCCTGTTTCGAAAGTGGGCGTGTCGGTCCTGAGCAAGGGAAGACTCCCGGGGGACGCACTCCGCGCCATGGCACAGGCCCGTGGCAAGGTGAAATGGCATGTCTCGGTCGACTCCACCAGCTGTCGTGGGCATGTCCACGCCGCAGGTGCGCGCCGTGACTCAATCGCCCTGGTTGATGGCGAGCCTGCCGATCACGGATTCGGCCGTTCCCGAGGAGGCTGGTCGACCAAGACCCACCTGGCCGTAGACCAAGACCGTGGAGTGTTGGCCTTCCACATCACCGCAGGCCAGGCCGGTGATAGCCCGGAGTTCACCACCGTATTGGATGCGATCAACGTCGCGAACCCGGATGGGGCTCCCCGACGGCGACCAGACCGGGTCCTGGCCGACAAGGCGTACTCGTCACGAGCGAACCGGGTCTGGCTACGTGAGCGCCACATCAAGGCCACCATCCCGATCCCGGCCGAGCAACCCCGCAACAGGCAGCGTCGCAGCAGCAAAGGCGGACGACCGCCCGCGTTCAACCCGACGACCTACAAGGACCGTCACGCCGTCGAATGCGGCATCAACAAGCTCAAACACTACCGAGCGTTCGCTACCCGCTACGACAAACTCGCAGTCCGCTACACCGCCACCATCCACGTCGCGGTCATCGACACCTGGCTCAACCGTCTTTCGTAACAGAACCTAGCGCCCTCTGGCCGCGGGACAGCACAGCGGACCGCGTGACATCGACGCGGCGGCACAGTTGACTGTCGGCTCGCAGCTTGCACTTGCGAAAAATGTCGGATCTTGGTGCTTTGATTCGCAACATGCTTAAGAGTGATCGAAATGTGGGCGCCGAGGCGTCGTCGTGTAGCGAATCTGACGCTCGGGGAGTGGGTGGCGCTGAGCGCCCCGATGCGTTGGATCTGTGGAAAGTAGTGGATGAGTTGACTGTGACTCCGCAGGAGGATCCGCAACCCATCGGCTGGGTGGTGGGGATGCTGCTCACCGACGCGGTGATCCTTTGGGTTGCCTGGTCATGGTTTCTTCTTGCAGCCTTGTTCGCGGGGAGAGGGGGTAGTCCTCGACACGCCGTCCTGGAGTTCTTCTGGGCGGGTGGAGACGGAGTCCAGGTTTGGGCGCTGGCGTTCGTCGTGGTGATCGCCTGGGGTTGGATGCGGCTGGCGAAGGCGGACCAGTTCCGTCGGCTCAGCCGTCTCTCGCAGAGCTTGGTGGCCGCCCCGGCTTTCGGGCTTTCGCTGGTGTTCACGGCGATCGTGACGCTCTCAGGGGTTGGGATTGCGATCGGCTGGGCGCATGCGGGTACCGATATGGGCGACCGCGACACTCTGGCACTGGTCCCGTTGGTTGTGGTTGGCGTTGGCGTGGTGCTGGCAACCCTGAGTCACATGCAAGCCCCGTCATTGTTGCATTCCGTGCCGCGGGGTGCCTGGTGGATCGTCCTCTCGCAGCGAATGGTCACGGGGTCGCTCGTCTGCCTGATCTTGACAGGTCTGATCGTCTCAGTTTCCACCGTCGCGTCAGAGTTCAGAGGCGTCGTCTTGTCAGTCGGAGTGACGCTGATGCTTACCATGTTTGCTTGGCATCGGAAGCGCTCGGAGTCCCTGGACCAGCGAACTCGGGGGCTCATGAATGGCATCAATGATGTGCTCCGTAACTACGACGCGGCTAATGTCCCTCAGCTTGCGTGCTCGTTGCGGGCACTTCAAGCGGAGTGGGAGCCGGGACATTTTGGGGCGCGTTCCATGTTCGCGCCGCCGTCCTCGGTGAGTAAGGAGGTGCTGGAGGTTCTGTACATGTTGCTGTGGTCGTGCGGCGTTGGCGAGCTGCCGTCGGCGGTTACGAAACGCGCAGAGGGCCTCAACGGGCCCGAGGGCGCTGTGTTTCGGGACCCGCGGCTTTCGGACCTAGCGGCTGTCCGCCGCGCCGGTTGCGGGTTTCTGGCGGAGGCGTTTGCTCGGCTCAGCTCCAAGACGGCCAGGTGTTCCTGCTCGACCCCAGGTTGAGCGTGGATTCGCTGACCCGTCTGTCCACGGGTACCGGTTCTTGTAAACCGCGTCACCAAAGGCCGATCTTCTTTTGCGGACTTGTCCTGGGGGAGCCCGACGCGAATCCGCCCGACGGCGCGGGTTCGGCCCGCAGTTGCGGTACCGGAGTGGGTAAACGAGCTTGTCAGA